TACTTAGCATCCTTCACAGTATTCGAGGGTCAGATCTTTAGTTTTGATTCGACCACAAAGGTTGCGGAGTACGAGCATTTAGGACGTACTGAAATCATTGCTGGCCTAGACCCCGGCTACCGCGACCCAACTGCTTTTGTTGTGGTTGCTTACGTAATGGACGGCGACTACTTTCATGTTGTAGACGAGTACCAGAGTGCAGAGGCTACAACCAAGCAACATGCTGAGGCTATTCAGGAACTAATGTTAAAGTGGGGAATTGAAACCATCTTTATTGATAGTGCAGCAGCTCAGTTTGCTGGTGACTTAGCCTACATGTACAACATTGCTACAATCAAGGCTAAGAAGCAGGTGTTAGAGGGCATTGCATACTGTCAGACCCTAGTGGAACAAGGGCGTTTAAAGGTAAGCCCGCACTGCACCCTAACCTTAAAAATGTTAGACCAGTATCAGTGGGATAAGTCAGATACCATAACTCGTGAACGTCCAGTGCATGATGGGTATAGCCACATGGCAGACGCCCTTCGATATGCTCTTTATACTTACACGATATGAGTAGCGGGATCTATAAACTAACCTTTCGTTCTGGTCGTTACTATATTGGAAAGTCGGCGGATATCCCCGCCCGTTGGTGTCAACACCGTGACAAACTTCGTAAAGGTATGGCCTCAGTTAAACTTCAAGTTGAGTTTAATCGTTATAAAGATTATAATCAAGAAGTGTTATTTTGTTGCCACCCAGACCACTTAGACATTATGGAAATTTATTGTCTTAATAAGTTGGATAGAACCAACATGCTTAATACAACATTTCCTGCTCCGCTTAGTGACGAAGAGTATCAACCAATACTAACAAATCTTAATTTACTGCAGTACTCCACATCAACACTAATTAAGATATTAGCACAACAAGCTACAACCATAAAAATACTGCAAGGTTACTGAAAAAAGCCATCTGATTACTAAATCAGATGGCTTTTTACTTTGTAGGTAGCAAAAAATTATTGTTGACTTTAATTCCCTCCAGTGATATAATAAGTGAGTTGAAAAAATTTGGTAATAAAAATGGCAAAGAATACGGACAACAAACGTATCGCAGTAAAGCACGTTCGAGACAAGGCTAAGGCAGCATATGAAAAGAGCGACCATTGCTGTATCTGTGGTACTAGTCAAGACCTAGAACTGCACCACACCCATAGTATTACTATACTACTAAATAATTGGGCCCACTTAAAAGGTTACGACATTTCAACAGATGACGGGATCTTAGCTGTTCGCGATGAGTTCATTGAAGCTCATCATAAAGAGCTCTACGACGACGTATTTACTCTTTGTAACCCACACCACGTGAAGTTGCATAGTATTTACGGTAAAGCTCCTAGCGCATCATCAGCACCTAAGCAAGCCATCTGGATAGCGCGCCAAAAAGCTAAACTAGAAGGTAACGATGTACCCACCAAAAACCTGGGTACATTTAGCAGTTTTTATTAAGGAATAAGATGAGCTGGTATAATCCAAAAACTTGGTTTGAGAAGAGCAACCCAGCTCAAGAATGGATCGCGTACGAACAAGGTCACACCATTGGTAGTACCTTTGAAATCACGTATTCTCAAGCCTTTGAAAAGTTAGAGTCTGTAAACCGCGGTGTTAACATGATTGTTAGCGGCTGCTCAAGTCTAGACTATGACATTAAAGATAAAGTTACAACTGGTGTAGTAAATGGTGTTCGTGCACAACAACTGGATAGGTTGTTAAACCACACACCAAACCCACATCAAAGTATTCAAGAATTTAGAGCTAATATATTTACGGACTTCTTACTAGAAGGCAACGTATTTTTATATTGGGATGGGGTTCATATTTACCACCTACCAGCTCAAAAGGTCTACATTAGAACAGATCCAAAGACTTTTGTCGAAAGTTACGCTTACAATAACGTAACAGAATTCAAGCCAGAAGAAATTATTCACATTAAAGATCTAAGCAGTGTTAGCATCTATCGCGGAACTTCTCGACTAGTATCTGCCGACAGAAATATCAAGATTCTTTATAAGATGCAAACGTTTCAAGAACAGTTCTTTGAAAACGGAGCAATTTCAGGTTTAATCTTTACTTCTGAAAACACACTAAGTCAAATCGCAAAAGATAAAACAATTGCCTACTGGTCACAACGATATAGTCCTAAGAACGGTGCTAAGAAGCCAATGATCTTAGACTCGGGACTAAAACCGGCAAGTAATTTAAGCGAAAGCTTTAAAGAAATGGATTTTGATCAAAGCATTAAAACGCACGACACCAAGATCTTAAAATCACTAGGCGTTCCACCAATCCTGTTAGACGGTGGAAATAATGCTAATATTTCTCCAAACCTAAGACTATTTTACCTAGAGACTATTGTTCCAATAGCCGCAAAGTATGTAAGTGCACTAGAACGATTCTTTGGTTACGATATTCAAGCAATAACTGCAACTGTTAGTGCCCTACAACCAGAACTAAAAGACGTAGCAAGTTATCATTCTACACTAGTAAATGCTGGAATTATTACAGCCAACGAAGCTAGAGTAGAGCTAAGATATGGTCCAATTGCCGGTAACGACGATTTACGAATACCGGCAAACATAGCAGGATCAGCAGCAAATCCTAGTTTAGGCGGTGCTCCACCAAAACCTAAACCCACAAAGGAAGTATATGACAAAGAATAAAGTACTATATTTATCTAGTCCTTTATCTTTAAACTTAAAAGATGCTCAACAAACAGACGTTCAAGATTCTATTTACATCGAAGGCTACGCAAGTACTTGCGACGTAGACAGAAGTGGTGATGTAGTCTCACCAGACGCCTGGAAGAAGGGCTTAACAAACTACCTAAAAAATCCTATTATTCTAGCCTACCACGATCATGATGATCCTGTTGGCAGAATGGTGGAACACAGAGTAGATAGTAAGGGTTTATGGATTAAGGCAAGAATCTCGTCGGCAGCAGAGATTTACAATCTTGTAAAAGATAATGTATTAACTGCTTTTTCAATTGGATTTAAAGTTATTGACGCCACTTACGATTCCCAGTCGGAAGTATTTATGATAAAGGAAGTAGAACTAGTGGAGATTTCCGTAGTTTCAGTTCCTTGTAACCAAAACACTCTTTTCAGTTTAGCTAAAGCGTTTGATAACGCAGAAGACTATTCAGTATTTAAAAAGCAGTTTATCGAGTCTACTACTACTAATAAAGTGGACACAGAAAACAGCACAACCAAAAAGGAATGGACCATGTCTCCAGAAGAAATCAAGCAAATGCTAGAAACAGCAACAAAGTCAGCCGTTGAACAAGCAACAGCAGCTTTTACCCAAAAGCAAGAACAAGATGCTAAAGAAAAGGCTGAAAAAGCTGCTCAAGAAGCTGAACTACAAAAGCGTGTTGACGCAGCCGTAGCAGCTCGTGTATCAGTCTCTGATACCGGTGCTGAGCGTCTACTAGCCGATATGACAAAGCGTATCGAATCAGAGCAAGCAAATGCTCTTAAGGGCCTAGAGGCCGTAATCAAGGAAAAGGCTGACGAACTAGCCAAGATCCAACAGTCAAAGATGAACTTCTCTGACAAGGCCGGTGAGTCTACAACTTACGAAGACCGCGAAAAGGCTGTTTTCCTAAGTAAGATCCTAGGTCGTCCAGTTAACGGCACACAGTTTGGTGCTACGCTACTAGAAAAAGCCGGTGCTCACGTTCCAGGTGCTACACCTTGGGAACTTGAAGTTTCACTAAATCTAGAAAACGAAATTCGTCGTCGCCTAGTAGTTGCTCCGCTAGTTCGCAACATCTCCATGAGCACAAACGTCATGAAGATGCCGCTAAATCCAGAAGCACCTAATAATGCTAACTGGGTTGCTAACGGTGACTTCGGCACCTCAACTTCAGCCGGTACAGCCCGTACACATCAGCTACGTGAAATCACACTAAACGCTTATAAGCTAGCCACAAGCGAATACATCGGTTTCGAAGAAGAAGAAGATTCACTAATCGTTCTTACTCCTATCATCCGTGACGCGATGGT